TCGCAGATCATTGCTAAGACCGTTGGATTCTAACTCATATGAAACTCGACTTTGAATTTCAGACTGAACACGGCCTGTATTGAACAGATTCTGTGTCAAGCCTGCCTGTGCCTGCTGACGACCGGGCTGCAAGAGAGCCTGCTGAGACTGCATCCACTGCTGTGCAGCCTCTTGAGGAGACTGAGCCAGATACTGTTGACCTAAGCCAAACAGTTGTTGTTGAGCTGCCTGAGCCTGCTCACCTGTCTGCATACCTGCACCGCCTGCCTGAGACAGCAAGCGATCACGCATTGCAGCTACTTCAGGGGAGACATCGTAGCCTGCTGACTGAAGATAACCTTCAGGAGACATCTGGAAGTTAGAGGAACCGAAGCGGGTAGTGACACCCACTGGACGGAACTTCTGTGCTTCAGCAGCGATGCGTGCTGCTTCGAGTTGTGCATTAGCGGATGTTTGTGCTGCGTCCTCAGCAGCGTTCCCTGAGATAACACTTCCAAGGAGACCAGCTCCTGCTGCAATCCACGGCATATTAAGCCTCCACTTTCTTGTCTTGTTTAATTAAAACTTGATCTACTTTATTCACGTCAGTTTCCTCAGTTTGATGGATACAGAACCACACAGAATCTTCTAAGGCTAAGATGGTATGGTTAACATCTTTAACAATATTGATGCAGGTGGGGGCAGTGTATGTCTCTACTACATCGTTATCAAACAATACCCTGACCTTACCTTGAGCTAAGATGCTCAAGTGGTCATAGTTGTGTTTGTGTTGGCAAGCAATAGAGCCTTTAGCGAGACTCATCTGCTTGGCGTATAAGCCATCGCTAAAGTGGTGTTGAATCATGCTGTCAGGCATTTATGCCGTACGCTTCCACATCGCTACGGTGATGTAGGGTTGCAGGTTGGCGTTAGTGCCGCTGGAGCCTGTAGAGTTAACGGAAGTACTTACGGAAATTCCTGTTGTTTTTGTTTGTGTGATACCTAAGGTGTCCTGACCTGCACGCAAACCAGAAGGCCCGTTTCCTACAATACCGCTGCTACCATAGTATTGGAACTCATCTGCCGTAGGACTATTGTGGTAGTGTCCAGGATCAGTTACGGAAGAGGAAGCACTGTGTGTATGGCTTACAACAATAGCATCCTTACTACCACCAGTCTCTTCCAAGGCATCAAACAGAGTATCACTACCGTTCAAGCCTACCATGACTCGCCCTGCACCGAAGGCTGTCCAAGTACCGAAGCCTAACAGAGTAGCGGGATTGGTGCTGGAGCCTGCGTTGATGTAGATAGAGCCTACTGGGTATACTGCCTGCAACGCTGCTGTCACAAAAGCTGTGGTAGCCAGTTGGGTAGTGTTATTGCCTGCTGCTGCTGTGGGAGCCAGAGGAATACCTGAGAAAGTAGGGCTTGTAGTGTCAGCCTTAGAATCTACAGCAGTTGCAATGTTATTGAACTCGATATCAATCTCAGTGCCTTTGACAATCTTTAAAGGATTGCCTGAGGCCAGCGAATCTTTACTGGCAAAATTAGTTGATTTTACGTAGGATGTCATTAGATAATCTTCCCGTTCTTAGCCTGAATTTCGATTTTCTGAATACTTAAAGCAGAACCATTGATGTCCGCTTCGTAGCCAGTTTGGATAACTTTACCTGCACCTGTTGGGTAGGCAGTTAGTGTTTGGAGGGAAATACCATCAGAGTATTCTGCCCCTGTAATATTATACTCTGAAATACCAAATTCTGCAACCCCTTGAGTAGGAATTTTAGTGTTTTGTGAGAAATAGTTCTCTTTAAAGTCATATCCCCACTTAATTGTGACATACTGGTTAGAACCACCAATCACAACCACTGAGAGTTTCTTCAAGACAGAGCTTACCGAAGGAGCGCCTAAGTCAGTATGGTTAGTAAAGTATTGAAAGCGATAGATATTACCGTTGTCCTGATACCCTGAATACTGACCAATGTAGCCTGCTTTGCCGATCAACAGGCTCTTATCACGAAGGTAGCAGAAGCTCTTAGGCTCGATGCTATCCCATACTGTTACCCTGTTAGAGCCATCCTGTAATGTAGCTTTCGTATCAAAGCAGTACACAACCTTAAGGCTAGGCAAAGACAGCAGGTAGAAGGACTCAAAGGGACTGTAGACAGACTTCAGTGTAGAAGCTACTTCACCTGCAACGGCACTCATCAAATCATTACGTACGTTCTTAGACAAATCACGGAAAGGTGCTGACTTCTCTTGAATGGTACGCAGTACGCTACGCACGCCAGTATCAGACAAGAAGATAACGTCTGAGCCTGTGTTCTGGATGGTGTCTCTAGCGATGCAACCAATACCTGTCAAGGAATCAGAGATCTTGAACACACCTGCTGAGAGTACATCCTGAGCACCTGAGTACACCAAGATATTATTCTTACCGAAGATGAACAAGAAGCCGTTATGCGAAGCTAGACCTGTAATGTTATCTGCGCCGTTAGGCCACACAGAAGATACATCAATAGAACCTGTAGAGCCGTTAGCCCACTTATGTCCAGAAAGGATGTCAGACCAGTAGATCACTGTCTTCTCAGTGGTTGTATCAGCTACCCACAGACGACCATAGGCAGACAGAACAATGTTACCTTGTGGTACAGTACCTGTGTAGCCAGTCTTCTCAGACACTCGGCGATACGTAGTAGTACTTACAGCAGGATCGAACACCAGAGGATCATGGCCTACTTGGAACAGATATAAGCATTCGTTCAAGGCAGCGATCTGCCAGTTGTTAGCTGTGATTGTCGGAGCAGTACCGCCACCGCCATAGGTAAGCATAGTCAGTGTATTACCTACCAGCTTAAATACTTTGTTGTTGCCTGCTGCAACGGTGTACTCAGAACCGTTATCTGTAACCAACTGACCCATAGCTTCTACGTTAGCAGAGCCTAAGTCAGTGTTGGTAGTGTTCTTAGTTACCCACCCTTTACGAGCACCCACACGTCCATACTGGTCAATGACACAGTTGACAGCGGTTAGGGCAAAGCCAGAGGCTAAGTCTAACGAGCTATCCTGTGTATTCAATCCATAGAAGCCCGGAGCTGTAATGCTGAAGGTTTGAATAGGTTGTGCCATAAGTTACACAGCCTCCCAAGTCTCTTCCTCAACATACCGTGAACTCTCAATAGCGATAGCGTCAGCTAAGGAGGACTTATAAAGGCCAAAGGCTTCAGTACTGTTCAAGCCACCGTCTTCACCACGCTCAACCAAAGCACGGGCAAAGGCTCCTAACACCACAGGCTCTTTAGGAGCAAGCAGTGTATCGGCATCACCTGTAAGTTCTGCTTGAGGGATGTACAAGTTAAAGTACAGAGTCAAACCAGCGTTAGGGACAGGGTAGAAGTCTACCTTGGTGTCGCCTGTGGTGTGTACACCGTTAAAGTTATAGTACATTGGATTACCGGGATTCATGTTGTTCAGTAAGTACTGAGACATCATCTTGGTAGTCAATGCGCTGATCTGGCTCTTGTTGGTAATGTCCTGAGCATCAATGACTTTAAAGCGAGTACCTGACCCATTGAGTACATAGCCGTATGTGTTAGCTAGTGTCTCAATCATCAAGGTATCTGTTAAAGAGTTCCATGCGTAGGCATCTTCTACTTGTCGTTTGGCATCATTAACCAACTTACCCACAAGCTTAGATAAAGTATTCTCATTAACTGTACTGACTTCAGGTTCGCGCATACGAATCAAGATGTCATTAACCAGTTCAAGGTATGTTGGCAAGGCCATAGATTAGATTCCTTCTTTCTTATATAATGCAAAGGTACAGATGGTACTGAAAGAGCTACCTGCTTCACTTGTCATGACAACAGTGTCTCCCTCCTCCATTACCACATAAGCTCCCCCATCCATGCGTACATAGCCACCTGCGGCAATCGTACCGTTGTGTACGTGAATGTCAGCAGATGCGCTGGAGTCTCTCCAGTATGCAGAAATGCTCTTGGTAGAGCCTGTGTTGTTGAACAAGTACATCAGTGTCCACTTAGCGAAGTAGCCAAGAGGAACTGTGTAGATTGTTGTTACCGTAGCTGCTGTTAGGTTAATACCTACTGATATTGGTCGTGCCACAAGTAGACCCCTTTCTTAAACGTGGTCGCCTGACGGATCGAGAGGATCAAGAACAGGCTCAAAGAACTTCACGACAGCTAAGCGCCAACCAGTGCTCTCACGATGATGGCGTTTCAAACGGCTTGTGACTGTCCACTCTCGTGGTATTTCCAGCAAGATGCTTGTCATGACGAACACGTTGACGAGCAGGTCAAGAATGAGGCCGATCACCAGCGTGGGGTAACCGAACACCTTTCCCAGCGTGGTAAGCTTGCCCATGTCGCGTACGCGCTTGATGTTCATCACTGCTGCGTAGAACACGTACAAGCCGTAGGTGATGGCGAGTGAGAGGCCGATGTAGCTCAGGGCGTTGGTGATGTGCGGGTTCATTTAGCCTCCAGTGCTTCAACTCGGGCGGTCAAAGCAGTAATAATGGCTTGCTGTTCTTGGATGGCTGCGGTCAATGTGGCAACGAGGAACGATGTGTCGATACCTTGGTACTGTGGCTTGCCTTCAGCGTCCACTGCGTCTTTCTCGCCTATCACGCACTGAGGAACGACAGCTTGCAGTTCGTGGGCAATGAAGCCTTCACCGTCAGAGCCATCAGCTTTCCACTTGTATGTGCAAGGTTTGAGCAATGCCACCTTAGCCAATGCGCCTGTCATTGGTGCAATCGTGTTCTTCAGGCGGTAATCTGATGATGTGGCGTAGGTAGTTGTAGAACCACTTGTCAAGATATAACCAACTTGTCCGTTACTGTTCACAAACGTCATGCAGCCGGTCCCAGAAGACCCTGCGCTATTACCTACAGTAATACCACGCTTCCCTCCGTTCACTGTGGCTACATGCATGTAAGCATCAGTATAGCCAGAAATTGTGCTCGTAGTCCCCACCAGCAAGTTACCGCTGGAGTCGATACGGGCGCGTTCGGTGTCGTTGGTGGTAAGAACCAACGGATGGTTAGACTTAGCGCCGACATAAGTTGCACCGTAGCCAGCCGTCAACGTCAGAATCTGCGAAAGGTTTGTAATGCTGATTCCAGCAGTGCTTGCGTCAGCAACAACAATGTTTTTGGATTGGTAGTTGTATGTGGAAGCAGTCGTCCCCGCCAGCAAGTTGCCGGAGGAGTCGATGCGCATGCGTTCGGCCGCATTAGCATTAAAAACTAGATAATTACCTGTGTGGTCATACACAACAGCCCCAACGTCATTGTCACCACTATCAGCAAACAAAACACCTGCTTGCCCTGTTGTAGACGCACCAAGGGTCAGGTATGTATTTGACGTGCTTTGAATTACAGCTCTGGATTGTGCGTTAGGCGTACCGCCATAAGATGCACCAACAGATAAAGTTGTAGGGTTAGTACCCAACTCGACAACAGTACCACCAGATGTTTTAGTGTATAAACGCTTATCCGCTGTGTTGACAGCCAGCTCAGCACCCCCTGCTGCATTGGTCAGGTCAGCAGCCAAAGGAACTGAGGATGATGTATCACTCTTTTTAGTTAACAAGGTAGCCATTAGTATGTGCCTCCATTAATCGTTGATGTCGTGTATAAACCGTTTGTAACCGTAGCTGCATTGCCACTAACAGACCCACTGATCATGGAAGTAAAAGTTTTAGTTCCCTCGATAGTCTGGTCGCCTGTCAACTTAACAGTGGAAGCAAGTGTGGCGGCAGCTTCAGAGGCAGAGGCAGCAGCGGCTGTAGCACTAGAGGCTGCTGCTGTAGCACTAGAGGCTGCGTTAGATGCACTGCTAGAGGCAGCAGAGGCGCTAGAGGCAGCATTAGTGGCTTGAGTAGCAGCGCTGGTAGCAGAGCCAGCAGAGGCAGTGGCTGATGTAGCGGCTGAGGATGCACTACCTGCTGCGTTAGAAGCTTGAGTAGTTGCCGTAGAAGCACTAGAGGCCGCAGCGCTCGCAGATGATGAGGCAGCCGTAGCCGAAGAAGCAGCGGCTGTAGCGGAGTTTCCCGCATTCGTCGCAGACGTAGACGCTGAAGAAGCTGAAGTAGAGGCAGAAGATGCGCTAGAGGCTGCGTTAGTGGCCGAGGTAGAGGCGCTAGAGGCAGACGAAGAAGCATTAGTGGCTGACGTTGCAGCAGCAGAGGCAGAACCAGCGGCAGCCGTAGCCGAAGCAGCGGAAGCAGCTACACCTGCATCTACATCACCAGCAGCGGCTTCAGCGGCAGCTTCAGCGGCCTCAGCAGCGGCTTGAGCAGCCTGAGCAGCATCACGAGCAGCTTGAGACTGAACCAAGAACTCTTGGAATTCGGCAGTATCCGAATCAGAAGTAGCACTGCCTGTGCCTCCCGGCCCACGAAAGATGGTCATACATTTTCCTTAGTCTTCTTAACTTGTTTATTAACGACTTTAACTGTTAGTTTCTGTTCTTCGGTAGGGATAATCTCATACCACTCTGGGTTTTCCCTAAAGCTCTTGATGTCTACCTCACTACGCACTGTGGCGATAGTCTGTGGTCTAGTGCTATGCTTCATTTGAAAGCTTACCATCTGTGTATCTCCTTTATTTATTACTCATGGATAATAAGTAGTAAAGAAAAGAGAGCCCCGAAGGGCCCTCCTTAGTCAACCATTAAGCCGCAGAAGCGTCAACGATGATTGGAACGCAACCGTAGTCACGCAGTTCGCCCACGCCGTACAGAGTGTCAGCAGTGAACAAGTTACCGAGGTATTCTTGTTTGTACTGAGTCTGAGCGCGAACGCCGATCTGCTCAACCAACACAGCCCAATCGCGGTGGAACATCAAAGCCGCACGGTCAGAAGCAGTGTTACCAGCAGCGGTATCGCAGTTGGTAGACACATACACTTTAACGCCGTAGATGTCACCGAACTCACCGTTCATCAAGGTAGAACCGTTACCTTTGAAGGCTTGCTCGGTGAAGCGGTTGATACCCAACATGCTGTTACGAGCAACAGGAGGAACCACCAACGAACGACCGTCCATAGGCACGTCTTGATCGTCCAGCAACTGGATAGCTGCACGGATACCAGCATCAGCGATGTTGGCAGCGTTGGACGAAGAGTAGGTGTAAGCAGCGCCAGTAGAACCGATGATACCACCAGAGTACTGAGCGTTAGCGGAGTTACCGCCACGAGCAGCACGAGCCAGTTGGATCAAAGTGGTGTCCACTTGCTTGCCCAGAGCGTGACCAGCGTCATCAGTGTAGAAAGAACGCAGGCTCGACAGAGCTTGGGCTTCCACGATGTCTTCGATCAAGCGGCTGTACTCGAAGTGTTTGTTGATAGAGATAGCAACATCGTTCTCAGTTGCAGCAATCAAGGTAACTTGAGTGCCAGCAGCCTTAGCGGATGCAGTGCCACGGGTAGGCGAAGGAATGTGAACGGTGTCACCTTTCTTGCCCTTGAAGCTCATCTTCTTGACCAAGTTGGCCATGACGAGGGATTTTTTGTATGCTGCAACAATCTCATCGCTCCAAACTTCAGGGATGAAGGTTGCTGCGGTGGTGACTGTGACGTGATCTGTACCTAAAGCCATTTAAAATACTCCTATAAATTCAAGAAAAAATAATTATTACTTAACTCGACCCTGTGCATAAGCTGCCATGATTTCGGGTTGGAGCAGCTCATACCGATCTGGGTCGGTCATCTTCAGACGGATTAAATCCGCACGGCGGTAAACTTTCTTTGCAACTTCGCCAGATCCACTTGTATCCACACCAGCGGCTCGAAGAGCTTGTGCTTGTTGTTTCTTACCAGTTTCCTGTACGTTGTTGTTGCGAACCTGTTTAAGTTCTTTGTACGTGGTTAAGAGTTCATCTGCTGAACTGAAGTCAAACTCTGCATCAGCCTTGGCATACAGACTCAGACGAATAGGGCTTGCCTTGACCCACTCCTGAAATCCAGTGTCGTTGGCAATACTGCCAAAGTCAGGATGTTTGGAAGCAAGCTGCTGCGCTGTCTTCATCCGTTTAAGCTCAAGGTTGGCCTGTTTAGCCTCCAGAACTGCGGGGTTATTCTCGATTGCACGTTTAATAGAATCTTGAGGATTCTCAAAGAAATCAACTTCGGGCGTACTTTCAACAGTCTGTACCTTATTGTCGCTTTCGAGTTGCCGTTTGAGGAGCTGATCCGCTAATGAACGTACTTCATGTACTTCCTGTGCTTGCCTCCCAATCATCTTTTCAGCTTCTTGGTGCATCTTAACAATATCCTCTAAGGACTTGTCTTTGTATTTATCAGGAATTACCTTCTCTACTACTACAGGCTCGGGAGTTTGTTCCACTGCGGGAGTCTCTTTTACCTGTTCTTCATCAATCGTATCCAGTGTTGGGTCAAACGATTCTTGCTCAATAAGTGCCATACTATTATTCTCCTGTCTCTCTTGAGATTATAGGACTATGAAATGTGAATACTGATTCCTCAGTACTTACCCGTTAATGCGAAATGTTACTCTGGAACAGCGTAAGAGGCTTTCCTCTCTTGTGCCAGTTTCTCACTTCTCTTTCGTTCCCATGCGTCATACGCAGATGGAAAAGCACCAGAGATGCCTTCCAACTTTGAACGAACCATAGAAACAATTCTCGTTGACTCTTTACCACAGGCTCGACAAGCGAGTTCCCTGATGGTTTCATCAACTAATGCTTCGGAGATGTGTCCATCTTCACAAACAAATTCAAACATACGGCGCATTACTGTACCTCCTGCTGTAGTTGTTCATAAACCTCTTCACATGTCTTCTTGCGATTTAAAAGAAGATCCAGAATATCCAGTTGGCCCTGACGGTAAGATAAAGATTGTGCGTCTTTGACCGTGCGGATATTTTCTAGCTCTTGTTTTAACTTGTTGAAGTCTTCAATCAAGAACGCCCACCCCTTGGTGGACATTGTTGAGAAGGTTTCTTCGTAATACACTTGAAGTTCCTTATCCATGAGGGGAAACTCCTTTCATTTGTTTATTGCGGCTGACGATTGCTCATCTGTGCGAGTGCGATACGCTCGTTAGAGTCAATATCCTTCTCTTTCAACATCAAATCAGCCAGTTTCATGCGTTTAGCGAAATCAGCATCCTGATCGAGGTTCGTAGCAGCGGCTTGCACCACCTTTACACGCAACTCTTCAGGCATCAACTGAGTTTCAACCATTGTTTGTTGTGCTTCAGCAGCAGCCTTCTGTGTCTGAGCCTGTAACAAGGCCAAATCAGCTTGCAACTTAGCCATAGCAGCTTCTTGTTGCATCTGAGCCTGTTGTTGAGCTTCAGGGTTAGGCTGACTCATCTGATCCAAGGCAGCAATCAGTTCATTTCGGTTGCTCAAAGAGCTATTACCCAAGATTCCCTTGAGAATCAGAGGCAGAACTGGTGTGTCTGGGCCTAATGTCTGCAACAAAGCAATGAATTGCTGCTGTTCAAACTCACGAGCCAAGATACCCAAGGTAGCTGTAGGCATGAATTTCACATCAGCCGAGGGATAACGCTCAGTATCGAACTGCATGTAGCGCCAAGCTGCTTTGTTGATGAACGGAATCAAGAAATCTTCTTGGAAGTTCGTCAATGTACGCTTGTACTTCTTGATAATGCCAGCCATTGCCATAGACATACCACCTGCACCAGCGTCACGAGGAGCTGCGGAAGGCATACCTGCACTGTCAACAGTACCTGTAGCTTGCAAGAGGAGACGTTCGTAGTTCTGAGAAGCCATCACAGATGAGTTATCAGGAGTACCGAAGCGCAAGGGCATCATAATCTGGTTAGGATCGCCGTTGGTCAGGAATGCTTTACCGGGCTTAACCTCAAACTTAGCACCACGAGGCAAGCGAGTAGCGTCCATAGCCATCATAGGGACGGCTGTAAGGGCACGGGCATCACTGTCCATACGCAAACTACCGTCAATGGCCTTCTGCATGTTGTAGGCCTTCTCCGCTGTACCTCGACCCCATACACGTCCGGGGACTGTATCGTCTTGGTACAACAT